ATATCGCAGAAAGTCTACACCAGATACGCAGAGAATTCAATTTAATTGAAGAACGTGCTGAGCGTAAACGTAAAATATCAGAACTGGAGGCTGAAGATCCAGAATAAAAACTAAGATAATCAGTGTATTTGACATACAGAAACAGAAGTGTATAATAAATACAATACAGGAACAACCAATGACCACACAAACCATAAAATATCACACACGCACAGGTGTAAAAACTCGTGCGATACTACGCAGACTCAGCACTGCTGATCAGGACTACTTAAAAACGGTACTGACTGCCTATCTAATACTCAGTGAGTGGGACACAAGACCAGAATTCAAAATCTGGTTTAACACTGCCAACGCCGCACTGCCAATTCAACCACAAAAACAAAATCAACGCAACTCACCAGATAGTTTCTGCACTGGCATTCTGGATAAACTTAGCCAGCCTGCTGGACGTACTGATCTCAGCCCAGTCCAGTGTGATGCTATCGAAGCACTGAGTCAGCAGATAAAAGATCTCTATGACAATATTCCTGACATTAAATTTCAGGACGCAGCATACAGCACCACGGTCAATCAGCAGTTTGGTGACTTATTTAAGAAAGACACTAAATGATGACAGAAAGAGCACAAGAAATATATGACATGTTGATGAATGGCAAAATTCAGAGACCCAGACGAATGTTAAAAGAATCCGCACCAAAGCATCAGCAGAACTACATTGTATCATCATATATCTTTGACCAAAATAAAGATGTCCTGGATTACAGAAATCGTTACTACAAACATCTGGAATCAGCAGAGCGATTTGCCTTTCTGCAACGAATGAAAGGTCGTCAGGTGGATATCTTTGATAACATAAATGGTGAGTTCCTATGACATACACACCAAATTTTCACGAACCCAGAGTCGCAAGACGAGTTAAAGATGCCATTGTGTTCTGTAAAAAATATCTGCGAGAAGACAAGCCCCAGTCATTGGGCACCAGATATATTGACAGTGTATTCAGTAGTCAACGACGTGATTTAGGTAGATATCTTCGCGAGTTATTGCTTATATGCGTTGATGATAGATATAACAAAGATTTGAAGATAACCAAAAAGTATGTGTTGAATAAAACAGGACTGGAATTACTTGAACGAAATGTTGCTTCTAATAACATAATAATAGCATATAGTGTAGCGGAAGTCCAGAACAAGTTCCAAAAAGAACTTGAAACTGGTATTGAATACAAAGACAGCAGTGATAGACTATGGCATTGGCTACAGCATCACAAGCGAGAAGAAAAACAACAGGTATTTCATCATTCTGGATTTCTACACAATTATGATATTGTGTGTAGTGCTCCTACATTATTGTATCAATACAGCAAACAAGTAACACCCAATCAAACACCACTAACTGCCATTGAACATTACATCAAATACAGACGTGAACAAAGACAACGCATAGCAGTTGAATGTGAACTTGAACAGGATCAAATAAAACGAATGTTAAATCGATTGTTTCAGGGAGGACAAATCAGTCTATATAAAGAAGGCGAATGTTACAAAGAACTGGCGGGCGACATCGCCAAGATTATGTTTTTGAAACAAGACCAGTTCCTAACAGAACTCCGTGAAGATATTAGATTGATGTGGCAGAGAATTAAGCCAGCAACACAAAGAAGAACTATCACAGATTGTCTTGGTAGAACAAGAAATGTTGCACTTACTACCAAAAGAAAGACAGGTGTTTATAGAGAACTTGAACGACAAGTACTGGATTCAGTTATTAGATATTTAAATCTAACAGACAATCAATTTTTTTGCGAACATGACGGCTGGATTACTAAAGAACTAATTGACATTGATGAATTAGTGGCGTATATTCAGCAGATAACTGGATTTGATGTGGAAATTGAATATGAAAAAAATTGCTTCTAATAACATAATAATAGCATATAGTGTAGCGGTTCTCTGAAAGGAAATGAAATGACATACATCCCATACAAAATTATTAAAAATATGAGTGCAGATAACATAGATCTGCTGAATATCACACTCAGAAATAAAAAACATCAGCATTGTGATTTGGTGATTAAAGACAGCAAAAATAGTGTTCACAGAGGATTATACTGTTGTGCCCATAAAAAATGGCTTCAATGGGTGACTTTTGATCAAGAGGAAACTCTGAAGCAGATGGGAATACCTGCGGAGATTAAAAAATATCCAAAGGAAATCTACGGATAAGCACAATAAATACATACATAACAAACAGGAATAGCAATGCCAAAACATTTCGGACATAACAAAACACACAGCATAGGTGGTTGGAGTTGGAACACCAACACACTACACAGCAAAATACAACAGGGTGAACCAGATGACTGCTGGCAATGGCTGGGGGCACGGGGTCCCAGCGGAAATCTATTTGGGGCTTACAGAGACCACAAAGGCCCGCAGATGACACAACCCAACAGACTTCTATACATGGAAAGCACAGGTCTGCCAGCAACTGAAATCAGTGTGACTATGCGGTGCGGAAATAAGTTCTGCTGTAATGAACGTCACTGGCAGATAGAAAAGAACAAATGCTTAAAGCCACACGGGAGTAGGAAATGACAGAACTAAGACTCAGTAAGTGGAGATGGCAACAGATACCAGATGATTTACGAACACATATAAAAGAACTCACTATGCAGTATGCTACAGACTGGGGTATCAATATGGAACTGGAATATATCTGGTGCAGAATAACTCCGGAAAATAAATTCCTCATGGATTTAACCAGCCCTGATACATATAAACTATTCCTTGAAGTGGAGGCAGCAGATGAGTCTATTTGACAGTTTATTTGGTGGTGGTTTAGCACAGTACACGCCACAACAGCAGATGCCTGGTCAATACACCACCGCACAGATGACGACCAGTATAGCAGCCCAACAACAGCAGTTTTTCAATAATGCTGGCTGGAATACTCAGCCCAGAACTCGATGGATGATTCATGGTGAAGCCTGTGCAAATGTGCAGGAGTTTGCTAAAAAACTCTATCCAGAAGACCCAGCCCAACAGATGATGCTGATACTGAGATTGGGGGAATAAAATGGCAAGACCAAGTGCAGAACAGATTGGCAGCCAGACTTTTGGTATGCTGGAGATAGAAATACTTGAAGCCACAGGAGTATACTATCTCACATATCAGAATAGACCCATAAGTCTTAGACATCGCTACTACACAGAGAGTGGTAGTAAGTTTAAGTACCCCAAGACAGCATTCAATAATCCAGCACATTGTAGAAATCTGGCACAGAGATTAAACACGCAGTTTAATACCACAGAGTTTGGTATGGATTGTATCGAACTATAAAACTTGAGAAATTCATAAAAAATCATTACACATTAAAAAGGAATAGAAATGCAACAATACGTGACACCCCACCCTGGTAGACCAGGACCCAACTTAGTCAACAGAGATGACTACAAGATGCACATACTGAAACGTCAGTACCATGACGGTGAATGGGAGATCCTGATTGAACGCTGGATACCTGAGTCTGGTTGGCAACGCACACAGATGCTGATGACGCAAACAGAGTTCGATAAGTTTAGGCATATTTTAGCGGATTAACCTACGCTAAATACTCCAATAAGGAACAATCCATGCCAGTTATTAAAAAATCCTACACCGAAGTAAACATACCTTTCCAGAAGATGAGTTATACTCCAGACGTTCCCAGTTCAGCACTGGGTCCTAACGAATATAATGCAGGAGAGAACGTGGAGACAGACGTGCGTGGTATTCGCAGTGTGTCAGGCGAAGAAGAGATTCTGGCATTCGTTCCAGGCATTCCCACTTACATCACTGGTGGCTTTAGACAGAGTGGTGAGTTCTGGTTCATAGTGGCTACGGAAGAAGGCGAATGGTGGGCCAGCAACGGTGAAGCAGGCGGCTGGACAAACATCACACCTCCCAGTCCCTTTGACGGCAGTGGATACACACAGGATCTCAACATAACTGAAAGTTGGAACGGCACAGTTGTTATCTTCAATGACACATTCAACGCACCGTTTTTCCTACCAGACGAACCTGGTGCTACACTGGTAAACTATAAGAACAACATAATCCCCAGTGGTATTCTGGACATCATATATGTAAACGCTACCACTGTGCAGATACAGTTGGAAACAGCATATACCACAGCACCTTACGTGGCTGGTGACAAGATACTGATTACCAACGTCAATAACTTTTATAACGGTGTTTATACTGTAGTCAGCAGTACTACTACAACTATTGACTATCTGGCTGTGCCAGGTGGATCTTACCCTGTGGGCACTGTGGGCACAGTATCAGCAGCATATACTTGGAACTATAATCCCAACTGGAAGAACCTCACAGCAGGTTTTATACGCATATATTCCACACCCAACGTGGGTAACATCCTGGTAGCAGGTAATCTAACAGTGACGGATCTTGATGATGTTGTCACTAACTTCCCTGTATCAGTACAGTGGAGTCAGGCATTTGGCTTGAACCAGGCACCACTAACCTGGGAGCCTACTGTATTGAACGTGGCTAACCAGTTAGAAGTTCCACTACGTGGCACTGTGCTGGATGCGTTCCCCAGCAACGGACAATTATACCTCAGCAGTTATTGGGACACCGTTGTGTTTACGCCCATAAACTATACAACTACCAGTGTGCCTATTCTGGGTGTTAGATTGTTCAGTCAGGGTCGTGGTATGCTGAGTCCCAACTGCTATGCTGTGGCAGACGAAGTAGTTTATGGTATAGATGCCAGAGATATCTGGGCATTTGATGGACAGCGTTTTACAGGTATAGGTAATCAGCGTATCAAGAACTGGTTCTATGACCAACTGGATCCAGAGTATGTGGATCGTGTCTACATGGTGGCTAACACACATAAGAACCAAGTAGAGATATACTTCCCAGACTTTAACGCACCTGCAGGTGGCGTACCCAACAAGATGATATCATATAGATATGACCTGGATATCTGGAATCCACCAAGAGACGTAAACAAGGCTACATTTGCCTGTGAGAGCCCAATCTGGAGTTACAATGACGATACAACAGACTGGGAATTTAACCGTGCCAGTCGTTGCGTAGTCTATGCTCGCGGTGCAGAGGATGAGTTCTGTGTGCAAAAGGATCAGGGCTATGAGTTTATTCAGGGCTTGCCTATCAACAGTTACTTTAGACGTGACAATATTAAAATGCTCAAGGACTACAGTGGTAAACTGTTAGTGCATCGCATACTACCAGAGATTGTAAACTTAAACAGCAATGATGTGCAGATAGATCCCACTACGGAATCAGCACAGATCGGCAGCGTGGACATCACCATTGAAGGTGCCAACAGCGTGGGACAAGCACCACAGCAGTCAACTGGTATAACTATCAGCACTGACACCAATGAGCCCTGGACACAGATAAACCAGAATGCTCACAGGGTAAACAGCATTGAGATCAGCAGCAGTGTCACTACACCCGGAACAATCTGGATGTGTAACGCAGTCAACTGGCAGTTTACCGAAACAGAGGACGACAGATAATGGCACAATTTCCAGTAAGCAGCCAACAGGGTGTCATAGACGGCTTAAACTATGTGCTGAGTGGACCCAGCGGCACGGGTCAGAACTTTGCGGGCTTTAGTAACTATCTACCCTGGGACCTTACGGGTAACTTTAGAGCACCGTTTACACAGGAGAACTTTAATAGTCCTGGTGTACCCAATGTAAGTTTATATGTGGCACCCATTAGTTTAGGTGTCAGTCAGATGCTGGATGAGAGAACCTGGCGGTTTAACTTTGCCGCAACACAACCCACAGCACCATTTGCACTGGGTCAGCCTGTGTTTGTTACAGGCGTAACTGATCCCTACTATGATGGCCTTTATAGTCCTATAGGTGTCATTGCCTGCACAGACACTTATGTTATAGTGCGTAGCCAGGGCAGTTTTGCCATAGTAGCCAACAGTTCAGGCGGCACTGTGGAACTCAACAGTATGGACAGTTTACTCAGCACAGACTGTAATGGTAGGATCACAGTAACCAGTGCCACAGACAGAGTGTTTATCAGTGCCCAGGTAAATGCTGAAATATTCACAGATCTCACAGTGGGCAACTTTGAATACAGTGCTCAGATCTCAAGGTATAAGGCTTACACCAGTCCAGATCCAGTCAATCCAGACTTTAGATTTGACCTGGATGAGGTCGTTGCCTTCAAGACCAAAACAATCAGCACAGCAGTGCCACTTGAGCCACAGGAAACAATCTTCACCAGCATACAGGATACTCCAGTACCTGGATACTACTGGTATATTCTGGAACTTACATTTGGTACAGGCTCCGGACCAGTAATAGTCACCAATGTAATCCTGAACCAGAGAAGTTTCAGTGCCCAACTGGTGAAACAATAAACAATAAATATCACAATGACAATGCATATTATAGAAATCCTACACCAAGATCACAAACGTAACCATCCAGATAGTTCTGGATTCAGTGTTAGTATAGAAGAGATATTGTGTAAAGTAACAGAAGGCTACACACTGAGTAGGTTCCCCAAGACAGTGATCATACATAAGTTTCAGGGTGCAATGGGTGATGGCATAGAGTTTCACTGTTATAACGCTGGCACTGGAGAAGAACTCAGTCAGGCAGTGTTAAAGTTTTTCGATTATGCACGGCAGGCTGGTAGCAGTTGGTGCATGACTCCCTATCAGAATCAGCGTATATCTGAATTGTTCCAACAACACATACCAGCAGATCGTCTCACAATAGTAGAGACACCCACAGGCTTTGAGGCCACAGTAAGGTTATAATATGGGATTTTTCCGAGACTTAGAAGACGACATTAAAGAACTGGGTAGAGATATTGATGATAATATCTTTCAGCCCATTAAAGAAAATCCCATAGGTGCCATCGTCAGCGTGGGTGGTATGGCTCTGGGTATTCCTCCAATATACGCAGGTGCTCTGGGTGGTGCAGCAAACGCAGCAGCCAACGATGGAGACATCCTAAAAGGAGCACTGGTGGGTGGCCTAACTGGTTACGCTGGTGGTGCAGGTGCCAGTGCCGCAGCAGGTGCTGGAGCAGGAACCGTTCTCAGCAGTGCAGCAGGCGGAGCAGCCGCTGGAGCAGCAGGTGCAGCACTAACAGGCGGTGACATTCTCAAGGGTGGCTTAGTTGGTGGCCTAATGGGCGGCGTCACTGGTTATGTCAAATCAGAATACTTCAACGATGCTGGTGGCAAGACTTACACTTATGATGATGGTAGCACACTCAGCGTGGATAGCAAGGGTAATCCTATCGGTTATACCAATGCTACAGATGGTACTGGTGCACCAGTATATGAATACAATAGCAACACAGGTAAAATAGAAGCAGTTGGTTCAGAACCAAGCCGCAGTGTTCAGGCACTGAATGAACTAACTGTGGAACAAACACAGGATCTAATCAACCGTAATGTTGATCCAGGTATGATTGACAACTTAACGGATACTGGCACAGGTGGTGAACAACCATTCAGAGTAGAAGTTAGAGGAACACCTGCAACCATAGACAACCCAGGCAGTGCTATCGAACAATACAGAACACCAGGAACAGCATTAGCATCCTGGGATCAGATTGATGCGGGTCTGGCAGGCTGGAACCCAGCAGCCAACAGTTGGGAAGTTATGCCCTCATTCAATGGCAGTGAGATTTACACCTTTGACGATGGCAGCACAATATCTATCGGTAGAGATGGTGCTACAAGTTACACAGACAGTTTCGATAACACATACAATGCAGGTGGTGGTGAAGCCTACTCAAGTGGTGAAGGCAGCACAACATATAGATTCGACGATGGATCCTGGTTCACACTTAACGCAGACGGCAGCAGCGTAGTAGCAGATGTCAACGGCAGAGTAACAACACACGCTGGTGGAACATACAGTGGTGCAGGCACAAACGGTGCCACAACTGATCTGGGTGAATTGGTTATCACAGCACCAAGAATACCTAAAGATATCACTGACATGGGCACAATTGAAATCACTGCCCCACGCTTGCCAGGTGTACCAGTTACAATACCTCCAGGCACAACACCTCCTACCCCAGGCGTTACTCCTGAAACTCCACCACCAGCAGGAACTACTCCAGCAACTCCAGGTGGCGTAGCACCAGTAACTCCCGTATTCCCTATCATAACTCCCAGCACTCCTACTCCAGGTGGTGGCGGTGGTGGTTATACTCCTACACCAGGTGGCCCAATACAGGCAATCAACTTGCCAGGTGGACTGAATCCAGGCTTCATGGATCCTACTCCATTCTACAATACATTTAATGATGCTCAGAGTCAGTTTAGTTGGGGACAACGTGCGTTCCAACCTGGACCAACATTCGATCCTACCCTATACAATCAGGCTTACGCACCACAGACACCATGGGGTGCTCAACAGATGGCACAGCCATTGACACCAGAGCAATTTGCTCGTGCAGCACAGGGCTTACCAGTGGCACAGACACCTGATCCAGTAGCACAACGAGCAGTAGCATACAGAGCAGCAACTCAGCCAATGAGAACTTATGCTGAATCAGCAGGTGCTAATAGACCATTCCCTGTGGCACAGACTGCTCCAGCGAGACCACCAACACCTGCACCTGCCCCAGCACCTGCACCTGCTCCAACACCATTCGTAGCAGGACCCACTACTCCAAATCCTGTAGTAGTTGGACCCACAGCACCATCAGCACCAGCACAATTCGTGGTTGGACCTACAGCACCAAGTCAGACAGTAGTTGGTCCAGGACCTGTTCAACCTGTAGCGGGTTATGTAAGTCCTCCAGCAGCAACACCTGCTCCGGCAGCAACACCTCCTGTTCAATTCGTAGCAGGCCCCACAGCACCAGTAGCCTTACCAGCAGGCACAGGCAATGCTCCTATAAACAACCTACAATTAGCAGGCAGTCTGGATCAGAGCAATCAGGTCTGGGACTTTAGTAAGTTCAGTGGAGGCAGTTTAGCACCAGACTATCTCGGTCTAATGGGCTTGCGATAAGCACAATATGAAACGCTAAATATACCAAGTAAAAGGAAAATAACATGAGTTTCGGTAAAAGTTCAAGCACCACATCGCCCACGCTGACAGAAGAACAAAAAGCACAGATCAAAGCACAGACTGACTTTTTCACTGGCACGATTGCTCCAACATATGAGCAGGCTGTAAGAGGTGCTACAGACATCTATAACTGGGCAGCACCAGGTGCACTAAACGCAGCACAGAACCAAGCAGGTATTGCCAGACAAGTACAACAAAGTCTGGGAGAGACTGGTGAGTCAGCATTACGCACAGGTGTAAGCGGCCTACAGAGTCTATTCAATCCAGACTATGAAGCCAACCAGATTCGTGCGGCACTGATGCCAGCACAGGCACAATATCAACAGAACATGGCTAACCAAGGTGCAATGTTTGGTGGAGCAGGACAATTAGGTTCAGCACGACAAGCACTGGCACAGGGACAATTAGCAGGTGCTACACAAGCAGCACAGATGCAGACAGCAGCAGACGTTCAGCGTGGTATCGCTGGACAACGAGCAGGCGTAGCATCGCAACTTGCAGGCATTGGTTCAGGTAATCTGGGCCAAGCACTGGGTGCAGCAGGCAGTGCTGTAAGTGCCGCAATGACGCCACAACAATTATACAATCAGTATGCCAGTGTTATCTTTGGAACACCAGCAGCAGCCTACAATCCTGACTTCCGTGGCACACAGGGTCGTAGTGAAGACGGTAGCAAGATGGGTCTGGACTTCAAAGGCATCGGATTTTAAGGACAACATATGCAGAATTATTATAACGACTTTGAATACGGTGCTGGCTATTATGACGGCTATGCTGAAACGGAAGAAGAACGCCGTAAGCGTGAGCAAGAACTTGCTAACCGTGCTGTTCAAACACAGGAAATTAAAACATATGGTGATGGCACTGTAGAAGAAACCACAAAGACTGAATATGCTCCAGCAGTTCAGCAGGTGGCAATGGAACCTGTGGCTCCGGTAGCACCAGTTCAACAAATGCCTGTAGCACAGCCTGTAGCAATGCCGCAGCCTGTAGATCCTGCTGAATACAATAGACAAATAGCACAACAAGAAAGTGGCTCACGTCCAGACATCGGCTTTCACAATCAGAACAAAAGTTCAGCATACGGTACATATGGTTTAACCAATGCGGCTTATCAAGATGCCAGAAAATTAAATCCTAACCTACCAGCAGATATCACACAGGCTACACCAGAGCAACAGACTGCCGCACAGAACGCTTTTACACAACAAAACGCCAGATACCTAAAGGCATATGGTGTTGAACCTACACAACAAAACTTAGCAGCCGCTCACTTTCTGGGTGCCAAAGGTCTAAGTGATTATATGAAGACTGGTTATATCAGTCCACAAGCAGCAGCAGCAAATGGCGGAGAAGAAAATGTTCGTCGTATTGTAAATCAGAGATTAGGTGGTGAAGCCGCTCCTGCAAGTGCGGCAGCACAACCTGCGACGCCCGCACAGCCTACAATGGAACAACCCGCAGCGGATAGTCAATACAGTTTAGCAACTGGCACAGCACCTAAGTTAGGTTTCGTCAGTCCCCCAGCAGGTGCAGCACAACAGAGTGCTCAGTATATCAGCAACTATCAGGCAGTACAGGATGATCCTATGAAACTGTTGGCCCTACGTGGTGATGAAAGTGCTCCTAAGTTTATTCGTGAACGTGCTGGTGAGCAGGCTTTTGAACTGATGAACAAAGAAGTTCAACAGAAGACAGCAGAGCGTCAAGCACAACAATTGGCAGCGGCAGCAGCAACTGGTGATCGCAAAGCCAGCAACACCATTGCCAGAGAACTACAGAACCAAGAAGGCAGTTGGTTAAAGATGATCCTGTTGGGATTTATTGATCCCAAGTTAGCAGGTGAAGAAGCCGTTAAATTAGGTATTGGTAACAAGTGGGCCACAACTACAGATGCAGATGGTAAGCCAGCAATGATTCAGGTTAACGCCAAAGGCCTGCCACTAAAAGGTTACACAGCAGATGGCAATGAAATTGCTACCAAAGACTTAGTTCGTTATGCAGCAGGTGGTAAGCAGCGTGAATTGGACATCGTTGGTGGAACTTATGTCAATGATAAAACAGGTGAAGTTGGTCGTGTAATAAGTGACAAACGCACAGGACAAAGTTTTATACAAACAGATACTGGTCGCAAGCCAATGACTGGATTCCGCCCACAGAGCAGTGGTGGCACATTGGAACAGCAGGCCGCAGCACAGCAACAAAAACTTGGTATCAACTTGGTATATGAACCTGCCATTGCAGCAGCAAGTAAAGGTGCAGCCACACTGGCAGAATTTAACGCTATGAATGGCACTAACTTTGCTATCGCGGGCAGAGACAGTTTAGGTATGCCATTGTTAGTGGATCAGGCAAGTGGTCAAATATTAACAAGGCCAGCAGGAGCAGCACCAGCAGGTGGAGCAATACCACCAACATCAATGCCAGCAGGAGCCGCAGCAGGAACAATGCCAGCAGCACCTGGAGCACCTGCGGCAATGCCAGCAGGCCAAACTCCCACAAGCGTGGCTATGGGCACAGAATTTACCAAGGGTCAACAAGAACAATTCATCAAGTATGTGGCTGATGACGTTCAACCCAAAGCAGAAGCAGGTAGTCAGATTAGTCGTATTCGTAAGGAACAAATACAAGGTCCAGATGGTATTCTAAACAATGCTGAACTGGCTGGTATCCTACAGGGTCAGGGCGGTAAAGGTAGTGAAGCAGCCAACATTATGCGTGACCTGATCACTGGTAATTTTAAGGACGAAGCAGACCTAAGCAGAAGGGTAGCAAGTTTAAGTTTGAATCAGCGTCAGAAGGATGTGTTGTATAGACAGATTGGTCTGAACTTACAAGTTGCACCTCTAACACTGAAAGCCAACGCTGGTCCAGGTGCTGTTAGTGATGCAGAACAAAAGGCTAACCGTGAAGCCAACGTGGATATCACACGTCAGCCATTGTATTCTGGATTAAGTTTATTGACCAGAGATCAGTTCCAGAAGGATCTGAATGTGGCTAAGAACGATTTCCGCAGCGGTAGAGCAGATATTCGCAGCACTGATCAGTTGAACAAAGCCTGGAGTGCTGAGAAGAAAAAGGCTGAAACAGCATATGACGGTATCTACCGTGCCAGAGCACAATACATTGCCAAATACAACCCAGATGGCACTAACACTCGTGCTGTGGTGGATGCGTTTAAATATTATCCAGTGCCAGAGTGGACAGGCACAGGCTGGGACTACAAGACTGAATATGCTAAGAAGGCTGCTCGTCCAAGTTTAGACTCATTCAATAGATAAGGAATAATATGGCGTTTGATAGACAAGCAGCACTTGATGCTGGATATTCAGAAGAAGAGATTAACGCTTTTCTACAGAGTAAGCAAAAACAAAAGCAGGCTGAACCAATGCCAACAGGTTCTGAACCTCCTCCACCAGGAGCACCTATTGAAGCAGTGGGTATGGGTGCAACAGAATTCGTAACAACTGCCGCTCTGGGTGTGCCAGCAGCAGCCGCAGCAGCATTGCCCTATGCTGGAGCAGCAGGTGCAGCATATGCTGCCTATAAAGGAGGACAAGTTGCGAACAAATATCTAAAAGGTCCAGCAGCAGCACCAGTATATGGTTCAGCAGCAGCACCTATTGGTAGCCCCACAGCACCCAGTGCCTCAGCAGCACCAGTTAGACCAGTAGCACCCGCAGGTATGCCCGCACCCCAAGCACCCGCAGCAGGATCTGGCATTATGAATAGTGCCAACAACATTGTTAGACAATTGGCACTGAGCAAACTATTACCCGCTGCCGGTAATGTTATGAAAGGTGCTAACATCGCTGGTATGGCTACATATAGTCCAAGTTTAGGCCCACAAACTCCGCAGACAGGTCGTATGCGTGGTATGGAGATTAATCCACTAACAGGTGCACCATGGACACCTGAACAGATTCGTCAATATGAAACAAATCCCTCTGTATATGACCAGCAGATGGCACCTCCACAATTCCGTAGATAAGTATTAGTATGACAACAACGGAACAACTAACACAGGTATTTGCGGATAACTTCATGGCATATTTCCGCAGCCATGTGGCACATGCTAACATACAGGGTCGCAACTTTTATAGCGACCACAAGTTATTGCGTAAAATTTATGAAGATCTACAGGAACAGATAGATGTCATCGCTGAAATACTACGCAGCCTACAGGCTTTTATGCCAGATGATCTAACTGATGTAATGTCAATGAGCACGGTCAGCACCATGGGTATCAGTGGATCAGCAGATGATTTACTTGATGAAGTTAAGACAGATCTTGAACAATTAAAAGGTTGCTATGCTGAACTCATCAGTGTAGCAGACGCTGAAGAATATCTGGAGATCAGCAATTACGCACAAGAGCGTGTGCTGGCTCTGTCCAAACACATCTGGATGTTGGATAGCACTCTAAGTTAAATCGCCAGGGACACTATCAAGAACTCAGGGATTTTGCGATTTTCTAACTGAGGTTCAACGAATTGGCAGGCGTGGCTTGTATCGTGTCCACTTTTTTGTAAGCATAACTACCGCGAACGTCATAACCATGTCGTTCGTGTAGTCGCAAAAATGCTGCCTGATCCTTACGCATAGTTGTACTACAGATTATGGGTGTTTTACAATATATTGCCCAGTTCTCCCAGAGCGTAAACATATCACTAACCAACTTTATTCGCTGCCTACTGCTCTGATCCAGACCCACGTGTGCCATACGCACCACTATCATCACGTCATCACTCCAGGCAGCACGTTCCAGATTCCTACACCAGGTATAAGCCAATAACTTACCCTCAGCATCTGTTGCTACACTGACTAATTCTAATGTGGGGGTATAAAACTGATTTACCACAGCCAGTGTGATGTTCCTGCTGTAGGCCACAGGATCTGGTGTGAATATGGTGTCTATTTCTGTTTGAAAATGCTGCTCTGCCATTCTGACTATGCTACTGACATCAGCACCAGTGGCTGCTCTCCAGGTGTAAGTGTTCATTGCTATTCCTTAAACTGATATTTACGCCTAAAAAATACGATATTTTCTGACTAAATATACACATGGAAAACATTGACAAAAGCATAGACAAGCCTAAGAAGCAGCATGGCGGCTACAGACCCGGAGCCGGCAGACCCAAAGGTAGAACAGACACCATTACAATAGCAGGACTATTGGATCAGGTGCACCAACAAAGTGGCGGTAGAGATTATCACGAGATATTGGTAGGAGACTTTCTACAAGCCAGAAACGCAGGGGATACACAACTTACGCTGAAGTATCATAATCTCATACTGAACAAAGTAATGAACACTCTGGCAAAGATTGAAGTCACAGACAGTGCGGATGCTGTGGCACAGAAACAGGCAGCGTTTGCAGAAGCATTGGCTAAACTGACGGGCATGACCCCAGAATAAGATAGTATAAATATCACTATGCCGTTAAAGAAATCTTCAAGCAAAAAAGCATTCAGTGAGAATGTCCGTAAGGAAATAGCCAGTGGCAAGCCTCAGAAACAGGCCGTGGCCATCGCTTACTCCGTAAAAAGAGCAGCGGCAAATAAGTCAACCAAGACTAAAGGAAAAACAAAATGAAAGCATCAGATAGCAATTTAGACTTCAGCGGTATGAAAGGCACTGGTGTAAACCGTGGTGCTAACCGTTTCGCAAAAAACCAGTTCACAGGCCACAGCAATGATGGACGTTTGGTGAACATGGGTCGTGGATCCACAGTGGGCAATGATGGCTCATGTGGTCACAGCGGTATGCCTCACGTGGGTGCAAAGCCACCAACAGCCTCAGTGAAACCAGTACCAGCACAGGGCAGCGTTCGTGATAATATCAACCGTGGTGCACAAGTTCGCACTCCAGGTGGTACTCGTGCGTTTGATCCCAAGGCAACACAAAATTACAAAGGCAATGCAGACAGTATCAATGCAGGCCGTGGACCAACGAAAGGTAACATGCAATGACAGTATATCAAGTAGCAGGCACAACACTAACATTAGATGGTGATGGTGGCACTGGTAATATTAATTTAGCAGACACCATTAATCCAGTAACTGGTGGTATTGGTTTATCCACTGTTAAATTTCTAAATGCTGCCACAGACAACGCCACACTGACATGGACACCACATGATGTCACATATCCATTCGCTGATCCAGCATATACAACAGACAGCGTAGCAGGTGCTGACGCAGTTTTCAATGTAACATCTACATATTTCGGTTACGAAGTAGAATTAGTTGATGGTGGAGAAGACTTTGTAGTTGGTGATGAGATCACTATCGTAGGCACTGATTTAGGCGGCACAACAACAGCCAACGATTTGGTCATCACAGTAGCCAGTATTGCCACAGTGGGAGCATTAGAAGGTGTTATCACCGGTATTACTTTCGCTGGCACAGAATTATGGCCACAATCAACTGTAAGTTCTGTTATAGTGCTACCCGGCACTGAAACATTCATTCAGGTAACAGCAAAGCCAGCCAATGGATCGTATTTTACATGCGACACCAACGACACAGGCAGCGTATACGCTACTCCAGTAGCAATAGTAGGAGCATAACATGACAGTAGTAAGAACAGATTTAATTCCAAACTTATACCCTAACTTAATCGTGGGTATCAGCAAAGCAAACCCAGCAGTGGTTACAGTTCCAGTGATTTCAAGAGTAGTCAGCACAACTGGCACAATCGGCACCGTCACTGGAGCAGGCACAACAAGTTCACCATGGCTTGCCACTGTGTCATTGATGACTACTACAGCAGGTTTAATCACAGGCCAAATTATCACTGCCACTGATGACGTGGGTAGTTTTGCAGCAGGTGGTGAAGTAAGCATTGCCAGCGTAGCAGGTAACCAGAGTATTGTTATCCGCAAAGTTGGTGGAACAATACCCACAGCAGGCACAATCACCAATATCACATTACCCGCAGTAAGTTCATTACCCGCTGGTATAGCAGATGGTGCTATCATTGAAATCACTGGTGTTGAAGGTATGACTGAATTAGCAACTGCTGGTGCCAATAACACCAACTGGTATTATATTGATATATTGACACCCACTACATTTGCGTTATACAAGAATGTGGGCTTGAGCACAGCAGTTAACAGCACAGCGTTCTCAACCGCAGTGGCAAACACTGGACAATACACAACTATTGATACAGTAGTTATTACAGATGCCCCATAAAAGGAAATATTATGAAATCAACTAACCCACAAGGTAACAAAGAGATCAACCAGAAGCGTGGTCCCACTACAGGTAATGTCTGCACTGGTGACAAACGTGCTGTGTTTATGAAAGAGAAAAGCACTGTTAATTCAGAGCGAGCAACACTGGCTAACATGATTACAGATGCCCTGGGCATGCGTGGTCGTGGACAAGCAGGTAAAACTAACCCTGCTCTGGAAGGTGTTCACAGCACTACCAATGTGGGCCGTGGTCCTACCAAAGGTAACGCAGGTAAGAAGTAATCATGGGAATGTTCAACAGCATGGGCAACGGTATGCAGGGCATGCCGCAAGACTTTATACCCAGGCCTGATATAGGTCCAAATGTAGGCATTGGTAGGCCTGTTGAACGTCCTGGCTTTGACGTTGGCTTTGGTTATGGAGATTTACCACAATCAACTCCAGATCAGCAAATGGCTCCAGCACAACAGATGCCTGTGCCAGGCTTTCAGCCAACATGGCAACAAATGGGCTTCAGCAGTCTGGAAGCAATGAAGGACGCTATGGATCCAGGTTGGAGAAATAGTCCAGCACAACCAGGCTTTGGTCCAGCACCTATGCCACAGCCAGAGTTGCCACCAGCACCTGCTCCTATAGCAGAACAGGTTCAACAACAGATAGCAAATCCTATATATGGACAGAGCAGTCCGTTCCAGCCACCAATGCAGATGCCGCAGCCAATGCCAGAACCTCCACAGATGATGCCTCCACAGATGCCACCCACAATGCCATACACACCTCGTCCTGATCTGGGACCAGATGTAGGCTTTGGTGTGCCTACACAGCCACCAAGTATGTTTAGGCCCATGCCTGATATGGGTCGTCCTATTGGTATTGGTAGACCCACAGAGCCATTCACAGGTGGCTTACGTCCAGCACCAAGAAACTTTCGTCCACCACGTGGAGGAAATTTACGTTCACGAACACGAATGAGATAAGCAGTAGTAAATATCCAGTGGAACTGATCCACTGGATTATTGTATAGAAAGGTATAGTATGAAAAAGAGTCAACCCGCAGCAGCGGAACAAAATGTCTGGGACGATGCTCCCGTCACAGCAGAAGAAATTACACAAGTAGCAGAGCATGTAAGTGCCGCACTTATCCCCGCAAGCACAAGCAACGCAGATTACGATATTGAAGGTCTAATGACAGACTTTCCCACGGCCAAGGATCTTGAACGATTCGTGTTTGACGAGACTGGTGTAGTGCTAAACTTAAAAGGTCGTGCTAACAAGTTAAAGTATCAGATAGCAATGGATGTGCTAAATGGTGTGGAGATCGACAGCAAGTATCTGGGCAATGATAACCCTTACGTGGACAAAGCAGAAATGGTTCCAGAAGAACCCCTAAAGCCAGTACCAGCCCGTGATCCAAGTCTACCCAACACAGGTGAAGTTCAGAACTTGTTCTATAGTCCTGTAGTGCCTCATCCAGATCCAGAGAGCAGAGCACAGGACAAAAAGTGCCATATGATATTCAAGAAGTATCGCAATGGTATGATTAGTTATGAAATACTGGGCCCACTGGAACAGAAGCCACATGGTGAAAAGATTGACAAGTTTGGTCGTATTCGCCCAGAGATTATCAAATGGGTTGATCCCAGAACAGGTGAGCAAGTGGTTGTTCGTGAAGACGGCACACTGACACCACAGGGCAAACGCCTACGTGGTATGATGCAGACATTCAAAGTCAACACCAGCAACCAATGGGAAGTCTGGATTGATCGTGAATTCATCAGCCTGGACGACAGCGTGGCATTGAACCCATGGGATATTTCGAAATAATATGACGAACCCAGATGCTCGCAACGGTGCGATACACCAAGCACAGCAAGAACGCATGGTGCGTGACACCCTGATCCTACAAAAGGTCAATGGTGCACACCGTGCTGCCTTCAAGCACAAGTTTCCTGGTCAGTGTGAGCACATCATGCGATTAGTCGCTGAACGCTTACAGGCCATGGTGACTAAGAAGCCCAGTGATTTAGGTGATCCAGATACCTGGGTTGCCAGTGCTGCGGAAATTAGGGACTTATCAGAAAGTCTCTACTACATGAGTGTGATCAGCAAACAATATCCAGTGGAGGAAATCGATGAGTCTTATTAATTCAATGCAACTATTCAACATCCTCCACACAGAGGATAGCAGTGTGGACGTGGGCTTAAACTGGATTGACGTTGATCAGTGCCATCTTGCCTATAGGTTCAATGAGGACGACCAAGAGGATATAGAGTTCCACATGATGATGAGCAGAGAACAACTGGAAGCCATGCTGGAGTTTCTAACTGATAGACTCAGGAGCAGTTAATGCTGGGCACAGAAACACTGATAGCCCGTGCCTTACGCTATGTGGTGGATCAATTCAATTTAACTACTGACGCACTCACCACTATCAGCGGTCCACTGCGGTCACAGATACAGGATCTCAGTATCAGTATTGCCGAGGACATGCAGTACAACCAGTTAAAATACTTTCGTCCGTTTGAGCACCAGTTAAAGTTTTTCAAGACTGGTAATAGTGAACGTCGTGGCATACTGGCTGCTAACCGTATTGGTAAAACAGTCAGTACCTGTTATGAAACAGCCTACCACCTAACTGGCTTATATCCAGACTGGTGGGAAGGTTATAGATTCAATAAGCCAATTACCTGTATGGTGGCTGGTGAAGGTTGGGCACAGGTAGCACTGGTATTACAACAAGAACTACTGGGCAGTCAGGATGTTAAAATAACAGACAACCTGGGCACAGGTGCCATACCCAGACACTGTATCAAAACAGAAACCATGCGTAATGATGGTGCTAACTGTATT